CTAGGAAATAGTTATTTAGTACAAGTCCTAGATATAAAATATAAAGCCAGTAATTTCAAAGGCTTCATTCAAATAAATTTCTTTTATTATTCTATGCCAAAACTCTTGTTTTCCTTTTTGATCTAGTTGTTCGTAAAGTTCTTTCCAGTCTTCCGGGATCTGCTTCTTAAATTCCTCAATCCTTACAACTTTGTTGTTTGACAACTCCTCAGTTATGGAGTTTATTTTTTCTGATAAGACACTGTATTTCTTTTCGTATTCTGGGATATCAATTCTTCCTTTTTCAAAAAGGTAATTAAGTCTGTCACGCTCCCCTATTGCATCATTAAGTTTCTTATTCAAATTGCGCTTTGGTTTACCTGCTTCTTTTTTTACATCAAATTCAAGATTTTTTAATGCTGCATCAAGATTTTCAAGAAGATATTTTTCTGTTTTTGCTTCTGACACTAATTTTGTTTTGTGCAATTTCTCATTTCCACCGAACCAGCATCTTTGATATTGCCGGTGCTTTTTGGTCTTCCTGTCTATACTGTAAAAACTTGACATTTTTCTGCCACATATAGGACAACGGAATAATCCACTGAATAAATATATATGACCGGACGGAGCGTATTTTATCTGATTGACACTTCTTATTTCTTCCATTTGCTCTTTGGTAAAATAAGGCTCACAGAAATGGTCATTCTCCCTTACTTTCCCAATATATAAATCTGACTTGATCATTGTGTCCAATTTGTGCCTAGTAAAATCTGGGATGAAGTTTTCACGAACCCACAGAACAGTACCACGCTTGCTTTTGGTTGCTAACAAATAATCAAATATAGCCCTTGTCTGTTCCTCATTATCATGTACGACTTTCTTTACACCATCTATTTTCTCTATTTTAAATCCTATGGGCACTCTGCCAGTGTAAGCTTTCCCTTCACGGATTTTATAAGCTGCGGTGTCTTTGTATCGCTCAGATATGACCGCCCATTCTAATTCTGCCATGTTTGCCATCTGGTACATGAAGTTCTTTCCGTATGGCGTGGAAGTATCGATCTGCTGACTTACTGATATCAAGTTACATCCTGCGCTTTCCATGTCGTGATATAGGTTACAGAAATCTCTCATATTTCTTGCTATACGATCGTATCTCATAATGACAACTGCATTGATTCTTCCGGCTCTGACATCATCCATCATGCGCTGAAAGTCCTTTCTTTTTGCCGTGCTATGACCTGTGATCGCATAATCGCCAGAATAAACGATTATATTTGCATCAGGGTAAGTTTTATTAATGTACTTTCTACAATCGTCTATTTGCTGTTCCATTGATTCTGAATTATCATCTTTTTTTGATTTTCTTGGATAAATTGCTATGTTCATTTTTAACTCCCTTAAAAAACCCCTCATATTAATAGAGGGGCATAATTTTTATACATAATATGGATTTGGCTTCAATATAATTAATATAAGGTCAATTACAACTCCGACACCAAATAAACCAAAAGTTAATAAATATAAAATTCCAAATAAAATTTTCCCTTCATAGAATTTATGAACTCCAAACCATCCTAAAAACAAGCACAAAAAGAACGAAACCCACTTGTTTTTTGCTTTTGGTGCTTTCGAATAAACAGGAGCTGCAGAACTAGAAGAAGAATTAGCACTATTATTGATAATTATACTTTCAGGGGTTGAATTCTTAATATCCTCAACTTGCTTTCCACACTTAGGGCATACTACACAATCAATATCAATCTTCTCTCCACAATGCTTACAGAATTTTGTGTTTTGTTCCATACGTTTATACCTTTCCTTTCTTTTGATATCATCATTATAAAGCAAAATGATTATAAAACAATACATTTTTGTCATTATTTTATGACATTTTTTTGCAAAATGAAAGTTTAGGATAAAAAACAAATGGATGCGTTATTGACTTTTCGAACATACGTTCGTATACTTTATGTATCAAATAGAAAGGTGGTATTGGATATGGGAGAGCTTAAAGAGAAAATAATAGAATTAATAGAGAAGTGCATGGACGAGGATGATCTCCGAACCATATATGCATTTATAAAGAAGTTTTTGAGATAAAAGAAAAAGACAAGGGTTTGCGCATTGCCCTTGTCTTTCTTTTTACTTCTTCACAAGCTTTTCTGCCAGCTTCTGGATTGTGTTCCAGTCGTTTTCATCCAGTTCTGAGATAGCGGCTATAAATCTGTACCTCTGGTCTTTTTCCCCGGCTTTCAGAACATCTGCAAGAAATTCAGCTATCTTTTCATTCTCTGTTTTTTGAATGAACATTTCGCCTTTTCCGGTCTCTAACCATTCCACATCAACATTAAACAATTGACAAATAAGTTTAATCGACTGGGTTGATAGATTTCTCTGACCAGTTTCTACTAAAGATATGAAATTTTTAGTTAAACCAATTTCTTTAGCAAACTTTTCTTGTGACATTCCAAGCGATTTTCTCAACTGTTTTATTTGCTCATACACTTATTATCACCTCCCACTAGTATAATAGTACAAAAATCACACAATGTCAAACAAAATATTTAAAAAATGTTTGACAAGACCAACTAAGTATGATATTATAATCACACAAGGTAATACAAACACGAAAGGAAGTGAGCAGATGAGCGAAAAACAGAAAGAATCCCTTACAAGACTAGCTGAAACGGTATCACAGCTGGACAAAGAAAACTTCAACTATATTCTCGGTGTTGCTGATGGTATGGCAATCTCAAAGAAACAGTCGGAAGTTGACAAGCAGATTGCCATGTGTGGGAGCGTTAAATAATGAGAAAGGAGATTGTATGAACAAAGCAGACATGGAAATTACACCAGAGAGGAAAGCCAAGATTATGGACATTCTGTTAGAGATTTACGAAAGACAGGAAGGAATTAAGCTTGTGGTCAAGGACAAGGCATCATGAAAAAACAGTGTGTATATGGTGTAGCAACAGGTCAGACGGTATCAGACACACATATCTGATATTCCGACCGAAATTAGATTCATTTTTGAAAGAGAGTAGAAAGAAAAATGTGCGGATTTAAAAGCGGATTGATATTGAAAAATCGTTGTGTAATAGCAGAGGGAGCAAACGACAGCCACAGTGATTTACTGGAAAGCCTTGGAATTGAGGACAACATAGAAAATGCAATGCGTGTTTTCGTGAGAGTGGAACTTTTACCACCTAACGAAGAGTGGTGGACAGATCCAGACACTTGGAAAGAAAACGTGGATCAGGACATTCTGCCAGAATGGTTCGAGAACGACAAGGATAGATATTTTGATGAGTTTAGAAAAGCTGTCAAGGACTGGTGGAAAGAACACGTCAGAATTGATGAAGAAATCGAGGAACTGAGCAGTGGATATTACAGGTTGAAACGATGCAAAGTCAAAAATATGCTAAAAGACGTGAAAGCGATGATGGACAACTCCACGGTGCAGGATATGATGGACAACTCCACGGTGCAGGATATGTGGGGCAACTCCACGGTGCAGAATATGATGGGCAACTCCACGGTGCAGAATATGTGGGACAACTCCACGGTGAAGAATATGATGGACAACTCCACGGTGCAGAATATGATGGGCAACTCCACGGTGCAGGATATGTGGGACAACTCCACGGTGCAGAATATGATGGGCAACTCCACGGTGCAGAATATGATGGGCAACTCCACGGTGCAGGATATGTGGGGCAACTCCACGGTGCAGAATATGATGGGCAACTCCACGGTGCAGAATATGTGGGGCAACTCCACGGTGCAGAATATGATGGACAACTCCACGGTGCAGAATATGATGGGCAACTCCACGGTGCAGGATATGTGGGACAACTCCACGGTGCAGAATATGTGGGACAACTCCATCGCCAGAGACAGCGAAAATAAAAAAATAAAAATTTCCAGCGAATGTGATTACGAGATCGTAAAAGAGGAAAACAAAAAATCATGAAAAATGTGGCAAAAGTTTTTATAGCGGTAGGGCTTGGAATCCTGTTTCTTGGTGGAATGCTCGATGCGGATGGAATGTATTATGTTTTTCTGCTGATTGCAATAGCTCTCGGTGCGGTGATTGCACTTATTGGAGTTGTGATCTTTGACGTGGAGAACCGCCGGGAAGAAAAGCGGAAAGCAGACTTTAACATGATCCGCCGGAAGGACAAGCTTGACGCTGATGTTGAGTTCCTTTGGGAATTTGAGGACAAAAAAATAGCACCCTAAATGTTTTGGCGAACTCAGGTGCTATTTAAACGTAGGAATACAAAAGTACTTCTGCGTTTATTATAACACGTAGTTAAATTTTTGGAAAGCGTGATTTTATGATTTACAGGAAATGCAGAATCTGTGGATGTAGTTTAGATCCCGGCGAAGGAAACATGTGTGAAGAATGCCGGGACGAGCAGTACATGAATCAACAGCGTGAGAAAGCGGTCAGATGCATGGTTTTATCTACAGATTTTAGACAGATGGAAATGGAGGAATTTTTAAATGCCAGCAACTAGATTATGCAGAAATGACAGTGGACAGCTTATTGATGCACTGAAAGATTTATCAGTTTTACTTGAAAATTTAGGGATTGAAAATGGAAATTTAATCCTTGCAGCAGATGGAAATATTTATGGAACATTCGTAATAGATACTAATGAATTTACCGTAAGTATTACAGAGGATGGAAAAAGGGAGTCAGTTACCTATGCCAATTGAAGAATTTCCAGACAATGATTATGAACGGTATGAAGCTGAGAAAGCAAGGCTTCATAGATTGCATGAGCGACTAGCCATACGTGAAGAGATGGCAGATATTGAATCAGAGGAAGAGAGGATAAAAGAAAGATGGAAGAAATCAGAGTAAATGTAGAACAGAAAAATGGTGTTATTGGTTTTAATTTTGAGGAGATTAAGGAAAAACTTAATTCCGAACTGGAAATTTATAAAAATATGATTTTCACAGAGGATTCCAAAACAGAAGCAAAAAAGACAATTGCAAGTCTCAGAAAACTGAAAAAATCAGTCAACGATAAAAAGCTGGAAGTGAAGAAATCTTTTATGATTCCCTACACAAATTTTGAAGCGCAGGTAAAGGAACTGGACAATCTGATTGATGAACCAATCAATTTTATTAATAACCAGGTGGAAGAATTTGAGCGTAGGCGTGTGGAAGAAAAGAAATCGCTGATTTCTGAAATTTATACGGAGATCATGGCAGAGCATGAGGAAGCGAGCGGATATCTTCCTTTACAGAGAATTTATGACAGCAAGTGGGAGAATGCCACTACTACAAAGAAAGCAATTACAGAAGCCATTGCAGAGCGAGTGGATCATGTAGAAAAAGATCTCGGTATTATCCGTAGCATGGGATTAGAGTTTGAGGATAAGGGGATTGAGAAATACAAGGCAACCTTAGAATTATCAGATGCTATTGAGGTCATGAATCAGTATCAGAAACAGAAAGAAGAGATTTTGCGCAGACAGGAAGAGGAAGCAAAAAGAAAAGCCGAAGAGGAAGCACGTAAGGCATCAGAGGTTAGTTCTGCTACTGATACTCCGATGCAGGAAGCACCAGTTGCGCAGACTGTACCGGAAGAAAAAATTATTGAGCCGAAGCCGGTTAATGATTCAATTGTTTATGAGATTATTGCTGATCCGTTCCAGATCGTGCAGTTGGAAGCACAGATGCGCAGCTTAGAAATTAAGTATAGGAGAGTACGATAATGGCAGAGACAGCAAAACAGATGAACATATACCAGGCAATATCAAAGTGCATGGAAGAAATCGGTGCGGTTGGAAAAAATGATGTGAATAAGACGCAGGGGTTTAAATACCGCGGAATTGATGCGGTGATGAATGCAATCAATCCGGCATTGGTTAACAATCATATATTTATCGTTCCAGAGGTCTTAGAACAGACCAGAGAAGAAAGAAAATCCATAAAAGGTTCAACGCTGATCTATTCGGTCTGCAAGATTAAATACACCTTTTTTGCAGAAGATGGGAGCAGCATCACAGCTGTAACGATCGGCGAAGGAATGGATAGCGGAGATAAGGCTACGAATAAAGCAATGGCGATTGCCTTTAAATATGCTTGTTTTCAAGTGTTCTGTATTCCTACCGAAGAGATGCAGGATCCAGATTCAGAAAGCCATACTGTAGAACCTAAAAATGATTTTGTTCCAGCAACCGTAGAACAGCTTAGGACAATGACAGATTTTGTAAGCGCGTATTCTGATATGTGTGAGAATGCTACATCCAATGATATCTGGAAAACGCTGAAAGAAAAATATCATTTTGAAAAGACTTCAGATCTATCAAGTGAAATGGCTGCTAAGATCATTGAACAGGTTAAGTGCTGGTATAAGAAAAAGAAAGAAGAGTAGCTTATGGATACTATAGGAAAACTGACCGGAGCGAGCCGTACATTAAATGGACAAGGCATCATCCTTACATTTGAGGTTGATTCTTCGGCAGCAGGACAGGTTGAAAATATGAGATCAGATGATCTGTTACGTATCCGAGCGGTCAAATATAAGCAGAAACGAAGCCTTGATGCAAATGCTTATGCGTGGGTATTAATGACGAAGATTGCCAATCATCCAGATATATCTTCAAGTAAAGAGGATGTATATGAGCAGATGCTCCAGAAATATGGAACATTATATGAGGATGAAGATGGATATATCACAATCACAGTAAAAAAATCAGTGGATATGTCAAAGGTAGATGGTCATTGGAAATTTATTAAAGACAATGGGAAATTTGCTTTATATCTGATGATTAAAGGATCCAGTGAATACGATACTGCCGAAATGAGCCACTTTATAGATCGGATTGTTGAAGAAGCAAAGGAACTTGGAATTGAGACAGCTACACCGGATGAATTGGAACGAATGAAACAGGAGTGGGGAACATGAGTAAAAAGCTTTGGAGCGTGTTCACGGATGATATGGATCACTGTTATTTTACCGGAACATATCCGGTGGAAAGACATCATATCTTTGGAAGTTCAAACCGTAAAAACAGTGAAAAGTATGGTTTTGTTATTCCGCTCAGACCTGATCTGCATCCTAACGGAGCGCAGAGAGGCGCCAATGCAAAAGAAATTGATTTGAAATTAAAAACTATGGCGCAGGAATATTTTGAATCTCATTACGGTACTAGAGAAGAGTTCAGAAGTATTTTTGGAAAGTCGTGGTTATAGGGTTGGAACACCTTGCCAAATGGCAGAAAGAAACCTATTCATGCAGAAAATAATATATCACGAATTATTGGAAGCTGGTTATTATCTCCGGGGTTAGTCCCGGAGAGGAAAGGGGATAAATGAAAACAATAAATGACATTCCCTGCGGACATTTGAAACCATTACCGAGACTTTATAATCCATTTGAAGATAGAAAACTGCGAAAGCAGATAGAGACAGCAAATACAAAGGATGACTGCATTATCAATGTTGGAAATGGATATTACAGACCAGTTCCGGGAGATCCAGTAGATGAAAAAGAACTGGATGAATATCTATCAAAAGAGCTGCACCGTGCCAGAGCGATACTGAAAAAACGTTTAAACATGAAAATGACATTTGAAAGGTGGCGAGAAGTTGGAGTACCTACTGATAATACCGGGACGACTGGATAACTTGAATGATTTTATCCGTGCGGATAAGGCAAGCAGATATAAAGGCGGAGAGATGAAAAAGCAGAATGAAGCTATTGTTTCTGTGTACATCAGAAAGTGCCTGAGAGACGTAAATATCAATAAAAAAGTATTTATGGAATATCTGTGGGTGGAAAAGAATAAAAGGCGTGATCTGGACAATATATCGTCATTCGGCAGAAAAGTGATCCAGGATGCATTAGTTAACTGCCATGTATTAAAAAATGATGGCTGGGAGCAGATCTGTGGATTCTCTGATGAATTTCGTATAGATGCTGAAAATCCACGGATTGAAGTTCGGATTCGGGAGGTGGAAACTTGAACTATTTAGCTGAGATAAAAGCATTTTACGACAGGCTCGAACTAAACCCGCAGCCCAACACTGCAATCGCCTTATGGCATGCGTTAATGTCCATAGCGAATAAGGCAGGGTGGCCAGATACGTTTACGGTAGCCTCGTCAGTCCTTGGACTTCGGTCTGGATTAAATGCATCAGCGTTAAAGAGAGCGAGAAACAAGCTTGCTACAGATGGGTTCATCGAATGGAAATCGCGCGGTGGGAATCTTGCGGCACAATATAAAATAAATAGTCTTGTGGTTCAAAATTACAGTAAAAATGAACCACAAGATGAACCACAAAGTGAACTGCAAATTGCACCACAGTTTGAACCACAAAGTGAACCTATTAATAAACAAAGACATAAACATAAACAAAATACACCCCCTATATCCCCCGTGGAACGGTATGCAGAGTTTGCCGCAGTCTATCCGAAACGGTGTACTGGCTGTCTTGTTGAAACAGAATACTGCAATGCGGTACTGTCTGGTGTACCGGAAGATGATCTGGTATTGGCCGCACAGAATTATGCAGATATATGCAGACGGGAGAAAACAGCAGAGCGGTATATTAAAAAGCCGGAGAACTTTTTACGAGAGAACTTGTTTATGCAGTACCTGAAAGGAGAGAACGATGGACCAGTTGGAAGAGATACTGGAACGCATGAAAAATCACTCAACGAACTTATGCAGGAATGCGGAGACACCGGAGACTTCCAAGGATTCTGATGTGTGTCCAATTTGCGAAGGTCGGGAGTGGATCTTGAAAATAAAAGACGGAGTTGAAATAGCAGTACCGTGTAAGTGCCGTGAGAAAGCGGTCATGTCAAGGCGGTTGCGATTCGCAGATATACCGGAGGCATTCCGTGGGATGGATCTGAGATCGTTTCGAATGGATGTGTACAGGAATCATGAAAGTAAAAAGATGGTGTCAGATGCCTGTAAAATCATAAAAACCTATCTGGATGATTTTGAGAGTCAGAAGGAAATAGGAATGGGATTGTATATCTGGTCGAGGACAAAGGGAAGCGGTAAGACGAGGATTGCAGCAGGGATTGCAAATGAGCTGATGAAAAACTATGCAGTGAAGTTTGCAGTGTCACTGACCATCCTGCAAGAGATTAAGAATACATGGCGGAGAGATACAGAATACAGTGAGAACCAGCTTTTAGACGCACTTTACACCACAGACATTCTTGTAATTGATGATTTCGGAGTGGAGAGACCAGCGGACTGGATAAATGACAAAATGTATCAGATAATCAATGAGCGGTACATAAACCAGAAGGTAACGATTTTCACGAGTAATGATCCGCTGGACAAGCTATCCTACGATGACCGGATCACGAACCGGATTAAGGAGCGGACATATCAGATCGCATTTCCAGAAGAATCAGTCCGGGATCATATCGCAGAGCGGATGCAGGAGGAAATCATTGAAAAGATGATGGCGGGTGGAAATATAAAATAAAAAATACAAGGAAGGTGAACAAATGCATAACGTACAGCAGAGACAGAGGTTAATTCCGTCGATTGTTTATAAGCAGGAATTAGCAAAATGTCAGTTAGGAGATAATATCGCGAATCACATGGGATATATTTTTACAGCCATTTTGTATGACAAGTTTGATATGACGTTTAAGCAGGTCACGAATTTTTATAGCAAAACCGTTGAGCGTCGGAAATCTTGGCAGGACGATGATGACGAAGCGGTAACGAGCGAGAGCATGATGGCATATTGCCGTAAAAAGAAAATTGATGTGGTCAAGTGGGTAAAATCAATCCCAATGTCACAAAAATTGTATATGGCAGATATAAAAAATGGACGGGCAGTGCTTGGCGCAGATCGGAATATCGAGAGCGCGCTTGCCTCCACAATGTATCTGACAATTCCGACATTAAAAGATTCTTACCGTTTCTCAAATGCCAAAATCGAAGAATTTATGAATTGGGTTGCCTATTACATTGATTCCTATTGGCGCAAGCAGCCAAAGAGTAAGGAGCACTATCTGACGGATGAGATTATTCGGAATCAGTTTATTGAGGATGAAAATTGGGATATTGTAACAGGAAAAGCGGTGAAATAAGGATTATTAACATGGGAGAGATGACAAAGACAAGCGTAAAATACTGCCGGAAATGTAAATATTCGTACAATCACAGCCAGACAGAGATTATGTGTGGATATTATTCAAAGACCGGATTAAGGCGTGGATGCCCGATTGGGATGTGAGACAAGTTTGAGAAGAAAGGCAGAAAGAGAAAGGTGAAGTTGAAATGACGGACGAAACCAAGCAGGAGATAGAAGCGGTACTGATGTTGTTAAAAAATACACTGGTAAGCAATGGTGTAAGCATAGCACTTGAAAAAAAAGAAGATGGATGCATTTGTTTTTTTGATACCGCAGAGTATTGTCGCACCGGTAAATACAAAGGGGTATCTGTTAAAATAACGGATTTAGTGAGGTAGAAATATGATGGAGTGTATGAAGAGCATGGCGAAGAAGTCACAGGACGAGCCGGTAGAAATGGAAAATGAGCGTATGAAAGTTTCTCACTTAGATATTATCGTAACAATGATAGACAAAAAGCCATATTACGAAATCAAGTACAAGGAAATCGGATCGAATCATTATAGCGTTGGCTACAGCTCATACAAGCTGGAAAATGTTTTATCTTGGAGAGACGAGTGTTTTGAGGTCGTGGAGAAGCCACAGACCAATGCAGACCGGATCAGGAGCATGACGGACGAGGAGCTGGCAGAAGTATTATTTGGAAGTTGCATAGAACACATGGGCGTAGAGGAATGTTCTCATCCTGAAGAGGCTTGCAAATCATGTGTTTTGGATTGGCTTAAGACAGAAAGTGAGGAATAGCATGAAGAGATTGACAGAGAAAAACGATGTTGGCTCATATTACTTTCCAAAATGTTTTGAAAAGTGCAATGGACTTGGAGCAAGTAGCAAGTGCGACAATTGTGAGAATATGACAAATGCCTGTGAAAAACTCGGAGCCTATGAGGATGCCGAGGAGCAGGGATTACTTCTGCGGTTGCCGTGTGGAATTGGCTCAGATGTATATATAATTCCTAGCAAAGTCAATTATGAATTAAATATTTTAAGTCTGCACCCGGAGAACAATAAAATTTATCATCAGAAAGTAGCCTTGATTACTTTTACAGAAAAAGGATGGTACATGGAGTGTGACAAAGATCGGGAATATGGTACAGACCGAATCCTGCCAGAAAAAATGTACAAGGAAACCTGGTTTTTATCACAAGAGGAAGCCGAAGCCAAGTTGAAAGAAATGGAGAAGGGAAATGGCGCACATAACAAATAAGGAACTGACTATACGGCAGATTGGAGAGTTCTGCACAAACACTCTCTGTAATAAATGTCCGGTGGCAAAGTGGAATGAGGAAAGCAATCTGCATAATGGATGCATGGAGAGCTTGAGACTGCCAGAGGTATCGAGGATTATGTTGGAGCAGATCAAAGGAAGAAAGGTGAAGCGTGATGGAAGATAGACATTTATACAGAGGTAAAAGAACATTGACAGATAATATGTGGGTGTACTGGGATGGATTTAGCGGTGTACAACCCAATACAGTTATTGAAGAGGAGACAATCTGCCAGTGCACCGGACTTAAGGACAAGAACGGCAAGCTGATATTTGAGAATGACATTCTTTCAGGGCATATCGACATTGAGTTTCCAGAAGATGAGACGAGAAAGCGTGTCGTGTGGCATGAAAACGGATGGTGTACGAATGAGCCGGGCTGTGATTACTACGAGGAACTGGATGATTTTGATTCAGAGAATTTTGAAGTGATCGGCAACATGATTGATAACCCGGAACTGTTGGAGGTGTGACTATGACAATTGATGAAGCTATATCACACGCAAGAGAAGTAGCTGAATGCCAAAAGATGTCAGCAAGACTAATCGAAGATAATGCGTATATTCCAGAATCGGTTGATAAAGAAGCCATTACATATGGCAATACTATATGTGCAAGCGAACATGAGCAACTTGCTGAATGGTTGGAAGAGCTGAAGCAGTACCGCACAATCGGCACGCCGGAAGAATGCCGGGCGGCGATGGAGAAGCAGACAGCAAAGAAACCAATGCATGTAACGAATAGTTATTTTGGATACCAGAAACATAAAGAACATGTTGGTTATTGTCCAGATTGTGGGCATCAAGTAGAAGAACCTTATGGATGTCCAAATTGTTTAAGAAAAATTGATTGGGGTGATGAAGAATGAGTGAAAGCCTTAAGCCATGTCCGTTCTGCGGTGGAAAAGCAATGTTCTTAACCATTAGAAATAAGCCATTACATTCGGATGTTGGGGTAATGTTCAAAATCAAATGTATGAAATGCGGAACAGAACTTCCAAAAAGCTATGAATGTGAGATGTATATGGATCAGGACGGAGACATCAGAACAGGGAAAGACGAGCGAACGAAAGCAACTACAGATTGGAACAGGAGGGCGAACGATGGGAAGACTGATTGAAGCGGATAAATTGTATGAGGATTTAGCAAATAATTTGAGTTTCATCATGGGGGATGGATCAGACGGAGAAGCAATAGATACATACGTTACCATAGGTGATATCATACATGATACTTTTAACGCACAGCCGACCGCCTATGACCCGGACAAGGTCGTGAAGCAGTTGGAGAAAGAAAAGAATCCGATCTACAGAGAGGTTGAGAGTATTATGGGTGACCGGCAAAGCATTAAAATCGACAAAGCAATCGAGATCGTGAAAGGCGGTGGAGTAGATGGCAATTAAGCCGATTTTATTCAATACAGAAATGGTTCGGGCAATTTTGGACGGACGGAAGACTTGCACTCGGAGGTTAGTAAAGCCTCAACCAGACGAAAAGCTTACATTTCCGCTCGGTTTTGTTACCGACAGTACGGAGAAGAAAGAGGTAGGATGCTTTGGATTTGGCATTAATGAATACGGTGGTTTTATTCAGTATGCAAAGCTGCCGTATCAGCCGGGCGATATCTTGTATGTCCGGGAAACATGGAAAAAGGCACCGAACGGATACTATTACTACGAAGATTGGCAGAAAGATGATATTGCCGATGTTACAAAGTGGAAACCATCCATCCACATGCCGAAAGAAGCGGCACGTATCTGGCTTAAGGTTACGGATGTGAGAGTGGAGCGGTTGCAGGATATGACAGACGATGATGCAGAAGCAGAGGGATGTTTCGATTATACATCAACAGCACTTGGTTTTTTTGATGTATGGGATTCCACCATCAAGAAATCCGACCTTGACCGCTACGGATGGAATGCTAATCCGTGGGTGTGGGTAATAAAATTTGAACGGTGTGAGAAACCGGAAAGAGTGTAAAAATGAGCAATACAGAAATAACAGCCTTGGAGACAATCAGAAAAGAAATACAGAAGCTAAGAGATAAATATCAGACCAAAGCAGAAAAAGAACGTGAAAAGGTAAATGAGATTTTCGTGACGATCAAAGGCGAAAAGTGTTATTCAAATGATGACATCTTCGGCTGGTACGAAGCTGGATATATCAATTCCAGACAGTACGATAAATACCGGGACAAGCTGGAAGCGAAAAAGAATGCCGCCGGAGAGGTTGATAATAAGACAAAAAGCGAAATGATTGTAAAAATCTTATCTGCCATGAGCAGGAATTTAAGCGCAGAAATCGAAACGATTAAAGAGGAAGAAAGTGAGGATTAAATTTTATGAACAAAAAGGATGTTTTAGAAATTAAAAGAAGATTTAAAAAGGAAGCCTGTACATTCACTCGTATGTGCGGCTGCTATGTAGACGCTGACCATAATAAAATTACAAAAATCGGTGAGACATTTTTAAATCTGGACGATGCAGAATATTATAAATATCTTGACATTGCGAAAAAGACATTGTCCGGAAAACTTGGAAACAATCTTTTGGAGTTGGACTTTCCACTTGCAGAGGAAGCCACTGGCGGCAGACAACAGTTTCTAATGGGACTGCGTGAAAGCAGACTGAAAAATGATGATCTGCTTGATACTTTTTATGACATGATTATTGACAGTTACGATTACGTTGGAAATTATCTGATTCTGATTTTCCACGATGCCTACGATGTCATAACCAAAACTTCTGACAATGACAAATTAGATGAATCAGAAGAAGTTTACGAATACCTGCTGTGTGCAATCTGCCCGGTAAATCTGACAAAGCCGGGGCTTGGTTATCGTGAGGACGAAAACCGCATTGAATCACGAATCAGAGACTGGGTTGTCGGGATGCCAGATACAGGTTTTATTTTCCCAGCATTTACCGAACGAAGCACCGACATCCATTCTGTGATGTTTTACAGTAAAAACACGAATGAGCCACACTCTGAATTTATGGAAGCTGGACTTGGTTGCGAGGCAAAAATGACAGCATCAGAGAAAAAGAAAGTGTTCCAGAACATTTTAAATGATGTGCTGGGAGAAGATGATGAAGAAAATAATAAAATCTGCGTTGAAATATATAGCGTTCTGGACGATACCTTAATCGCAAATGGAAGTGCTGATCAGGAGGAAGAATCAGAGAAAGTCGAACTTACACAGGATATCCTTAAAAAGTGTCTGGATGAAGTCGGACTTCCAAAGAATATGATGGATTTGATTTTGAAAAGCCGCGAAGAACTGCTCCCATTGGATACACTTGTGTCGGAAGTCGTGGACAAAAAAGCTGTTGTGGAAGCAAATAAAATCAACTACATAGCAGATTTAAAAGAACTGCTTGAAGCCGCAGCAATTAAACTTTCAGAGACATATTCTGACGATGATGTACTTGTAAAAGAAATCAGAGAAAAGATTTGAAATAAATAGATCAGAAAGGAGCCGAGACTCTGGCCAGAGTGAAGCATATGCGGTCTCCTTGAAAAAATGAGTGATTTAGATAAGTTTGATTACGAATGTCAGAATCAGATGAGCATTTTTGACATGATACGTGAACCAATCCGTATTACAAAACCTATACGATTAATTGAACTGTTTGCCGGATATGGTTCGCAGGCAATGGCACTGGAAAGAATCGGTGCAAAATTTGAGCATTATAGAGTTGTAGAATTTGATAAATATGCCATAGAAAGCTATAACGCAGTGCATGGAACAGATTTTCCGACAATGGATATAACTAAGGTTCATGCGGAAGATTTGGATATTTGCGACACAGAGGTATTCACTTACTTACTTACTTACTCATTCCCATGTACCGATTTATCGGTTGCCGGAAAACAAGCAGGCATGAAAAAAGGAAGTGGTACACGGTCCGGCCTTTTGTGGGAAGTAGAACGTATTCTGAAAGAGATAAGAGATGATGGCGGTGAGTTACCACAGATTCTGTTCATGGAGAATGTACCGCAAGTACATGCCAATGCAAACATGGTAGATTTTCAGAACTGGATTGATTTTTTGACAAGCCTTGGATATGTAAGCTACTGGCAGGATTTGAACGCAAAGAACTACGGAGTTGCACAGAATCGTGAAAGGTGCTTCATGTTTTCGTTTTTTGGAGAATATAACTACCATTTCCCACATCCGATACCATTAAAAAAGAAGATAAAAGATTACCTTGAAGATGAAGTGGACGAGAAGTATTACATCAACAATGAAAAGGCAGACAAACTGATAAAACAGTTGATTGACAACGGAACATTACCACAACACAATCCTGAGAGCAGAGCAGACTTGCCGTTGACGGAACAATCCGCGAACCAAAAGAATGTGCTGTTTCAAACTGCATCACAGCAAGACAAGACAGAGCAACGATTAGAGCCGAATACACAAGACATGAGCAATTGCTTAACAAGTGTGCAAAAGGACAACCTTGTCATGGAAAGCCAAGTATTGACACCTAAACGTACAGAATACGGAAAGCAGATACGAAAAGCGTATGAGAGCAAGCAGATACAAGAGAGTAGGCATAATATGACAGAGTTAGAGCCTAGGCAAGATAATATATCAAATACGCTGACAACAGTGCAAAAAGACAATTTATTACTTGAAAACAATATCCAAAAAGTCGGTCAAATATCAAGTGATGGTTCGCAACGCGGTACAGTAATCTCTGACAATGGTATATCTGCTAATCTTGTAGCTGGCACACATGGGTATGCGAAAAGCCATATTGCCACGAAATACCGTATCCGAAAGCTGACACCAAGAGAATGCGGACGGTTGATGGGAGTATCTGATGAAGATATTTCCAAGATGGCAGCAGTCAATAGCAACACGCAACTTTACAAGCAGTTTGGAAACAGTATTGTTGTGGATGTGATGTGTGCAATGTTCAGAAACTTAAATATTGAGCAGGAGATAAAATAGTTAAATTAGAATTTAATGGAGGTACGAGTATGGATTATTTAACAAATTTGGACAGTGAAACATTAAAGGCAGAATTATTAGCCTTTTTAGAACTTGGAGATGATGAATTCGACATATCTTCGATGGGAGAATTTGAAGAGCAGTTTGTAGAATTTATCAAAGATGATTTATCTTATGCGGATTAATTAGAAATTAATGGAGGATACAAAAAAATGAAAAATGGAATTCACGGAAACAGAGAACAGCTTGAGGAATTATCAGTGAATAGGATCCTTGGTGAATTATATGATAAGGCGAAAGCTGAAAATGATGGGAAAGTTCATATAAGAGAAATTGAGGACGGACATATTGGAGATACTATAGAACTTTATTAATAATCACTTAAACTGAACTTTAACGGATGAAAGAAGGTGTGAAAAAATGAAGATTATTATAGGAATCATAATATATGCGTTCATCGGATGCGTATTTGCCGGATTCTTAGAAGATGATTCTGTAGATGAGATGGATACGCTGGCACAGGTAGCATTATGGCCGATAATATTACTTATTATCATTGCTTGGATACTTTCCATAATTCCGCTAACAATTGGACGAGTATTAAGAGCCATTTTTGATTTTTTTGACATGAAGAACTGAATATTGATATTTTTGCCGGCTGAAATATGCCGGTAAAAATATACAATAATGTTGCATGAATACGATAATATATTGTGTTTTTATAAACTGATATATGGTATAATGGTGTAAGAAACATAGTTGTCACGCATGGGGAGATGTTTAAAATGAGCAGAGAGGAAACAATAGAGATATGCACACGCATAGACAATTACCTGGGCGATAAAATAGCAGAATCAATTTTAAATAATATCTCATATGACAAAATGGAAGCACGCTATGGGATTATGCCGATTTCTCGCACGCATTTTTACAGAAAAAAGAAAATGGCACTGAGGATGCTCAACAGCCGGAGCTTGTACGAAGAAGAAAGCAATGGACAGCTCCGCATGATGCTTTAATTCACGCATAGACACACGCATATTATTTAAAACGCACGCATGGCACGCATAGACAAGTTTTTCTCACGCATAGGATAATATAGCACGCACGCATAAAAATGGCTGTATTTGGAAAATATGCAAGGCAGAATATGGATATAAAAATAAAAATCCGCACACAAAAAAACCGCCGGAAGTGATCCGGCGGTAATCCTCTGCGGCGGTTGTCTAATTTCTTAAGATCTGACGTGCTGTATTAAATACATAAAGCCTGTTGCAGCTGTGATGCTTAAAATCTCCATTATTAGCGATCGTCCGCCCGGTGTTTTCATATTTCAATGATAAAACAATGAGATATTTTTCTAACAATTCATCCGGACATTTTAAGCATTCTATAGCGTTTTCAATCTCACTTTTTTTACTATTCCAGTAAATGCCGTCGATATGCACTCGCTTTTCTTCTTCTAGTTCTTTAAATTCGTTCATAAGTTCTGCTTTCGTCATAAAATCAACCATCCTTTCGTTTATGCCCTGTCTCATCGGTGCAGGTGGGGCAGTTCCTACAGACCGCCGGGCGGCGGTTTCGACTTACTTTCTTGAATAAAATTCTTTCAATGCATCATTTGACCAGTTCGACATAATGTTTTCAAAATCTGCGCCATAGATAAATTTTAATGTTTCGCAGAATGTTTCATATCGAGCTTTTTCAGTGCTTTCAAAAATGCTCTTTTCAAATGAATCATTTTCCAAACAATCCATGTATAAATCTTTATAATATTCTTTACATTCGCTTAAATTTTTCATTTCGTTTTCCTCGCTTTCTGTTTTCCTGTTCCTTTGTTAATATTATAATACACTAAAAACAGTGTAATATCAATATACAAATACACCAAAATAAGTGTAAAAATATCAGCAATAATTGTGTATTTTTTTTGTGTAAAATTAATTGAAATAAAAATGTCTCAGGTATATAATAAATACGAAAGAGAGGTGCGCAGATGCTTACTTATAAAATTGACGTATTAGAAACGCTGAAAGAATGCGGATATAACACGACACGGCTAAGAAAAGAGCAGATCATAGGAGAAAGTTCGATCCAATTATTGAGAAAAGGCGAAATGATAGGGATTAAAACACTCGAAAAGATCTGCGATATACTGGACATGCAGCCGGGGAATATTATAAAATACGTAGAAGATACAGAAAAATAAAATACTTTAAAAATAACGTAAAAATGTATTGACATTACACCGTTTTAGGTGTATTATAATATCAGAAATAAGGAAAACACATAATACACCGGAGGGAAAGAACATGGAAGAATTAAAAAACATTTACAGTTATTCAAAAACAGAAATTAACAAGATGAAACGTGAGGATCTTTTACATCTTTTATACGCGAGAGATAAAAACTATTACGAAAATGTAAACGGATCAGAGAAAAACTGGAGCAAAGAGAACCCATTTGAAAAATATAAACAGTGGCATAAAAGATATACAGTTAAAGAATTAAGAGAAAGAGCTTAGAGGGGGATAAAACTATGGAAGAATTAAGAAAATGTTACAAAAAGTTAGATGAACTCATGAAGGAAATTGAAAACAGACATGACACAGACATCATGGATTTTATTAATCTTGATGAAGAAGTGAAAGCCGAGTACATGGGAGACTGGACAGAGAAAGACGTGCAGGGCTGGGAGTATCTTTTGAACAGAGCTAGCACAATCAGAGAAGCGTACAGAATCGTTGCGGAAGAATTGCATATCGGAGAATTTCTACCGGAAATCGACCAGTAAAAACCTAGGATATTAATTTGAAAAAGGAGATAAGAAAATGAGTAGAACAGAGCTTTTTAACAAATGGTTAGAGGAAAATTATGGAGAATTGAGAAAATTCCCATTACAGAAATTAACAGTAGAATCTGAAAACGGCGATATTGAAAATTATGATAAAATAAGAATTGTCGGAAATGCAGAGTGCTGGGATGGTGATGAGTTTTACCAGTACATGGTTCATGACGATAAAGTTTATAAGGTTTATTTTGAAGTGATTCCAGATCAGGATCTGGACATGATCGACTATGAGAAGTCTTATAAAATTGTCGATGTGACAGACGAGTTTGATTTAGAGGATTAAAAAATGTCAGGGAAATGCGCAGTTTGCGGAAAAGAAAAAGGACGAAATAAATTATACTGCTCGGTAAAATGCCGAGCAGAAGCACAAAGAAACATGAGAAAATGTGTAATTTGCGGAAAAGAATTTTACTCTGCGCCATCAGGAACAGAAAGAACATGCAGTAGAGAGTGTTCCGCGAAGCTTCGGCATTTTTACGGAATGAGTGAGCAGAATAAAGAAGTTTTAAAAAAAGCACATGCCGGATATGAAGAATCGCCGAACACAGGCAGAAAAGACACAAATGCAAATGCGAAAAGCTGGGTGATCCAGTCGCCAGGAGGTGATGTTTACAGAATTAACAATTTAAAAAAATGGGCAATTGACAATGAGGATATCATAAGCCCAATTAAACCGGATCTGTTTTCTGGTGGAATAAGAGACATTAAAAGATATTTGCTCGGAAAACATAAAAGTGGGAGTGCTCAGTATAAAGGATGGTACTTATTAGAATGGAGCGAAGAAAATAAGGCGCGAGAAGGATTTCCGGAGAGAAAAAAGAGAAAACCGAGAAAACAGAAAATGTCAGAAGAGGAGAGGCTGAAAAGAAAACGAGAAAGAGAAAAACGAAGAAACGAGAAAAAACGGCTTGAAATATAGCCGCTTTTTTTATGCCTAAAAATGGAACAAAAACAGTTAAAAAATATCTTATAATAAAATTATAAGTAAAATGATGGGAGGTGTGCGCCTTGGCAAATTTAAAAGGAAAAGTTAAAAAGCTTCAGACTGCGATTGTCCAGTGCGGACTGATCATAAAAATAAACCAAAATCAATTTTACAGCGACGACCAGAAGCGTATGATTACGATTTACAGAATCCTCACACCAGTGTGCACCTTTAAGAAAAATAGACAAGAATGGAAAACAGAAGATTATGAGATTCTCAAAACGGCATCTATCACAGATATTATTTTCTGTTTGATTGATATTTATAAGGCGGTGAGCGGATGAAGGGAGAACTCACACCGAAACAGAAAATTTTTGCAGATGAATATATAAAGAATGGCGGTAATGCCACACAGGCATACATAAGCGCAGGATATAGTAAAAATGGAGCAAATAGAAGCGCACAAAAACTGCTGACAAAAACTGTCATTACAGAATATATAGCGGAAAAAATGGAGCAAATCGAGAAAGAACAGCACCGGGATATCATGTCGCTAGCGGAAATCCAAGAGCGCAGAAGTAAAATCGCAAAGGGCGAAGTCGTGGACGGTCTCGGATTCTCTCCAGATTTCTCCGATCAGCTTAAGGCAATGGACGGACTGGAGAAAGCTTTGGCGATTGCAGAAAAGCATAAGCTTGAAGCAGAAGAAAAAGAGAAGAGAGAAAAGGCAGCACTCTGGACAATCCCGATCACAGACATCACATCCGACTTTGTGGAGATTTACAGAACTGTACATGAAGCCTTTGCCGGAGAGATAGATGTGCATGAGATAATTTCTAAGGGCGGTCGTGGTTCTATTAAGTCCAATTTTTGGGGAAATCTTGCATATGAGACGATCAGACAAGATCCACAGGCGCATGTCGTATACACCAGAAGATTTAAAGTCGACTTAAGAAGCTCGGTATATAATCAGTTTATGAAGACTGTCATAAGATATCAGGATCTCGATAACTGGGATTTTAAACAATCCCCAATGTGTGCAGTTTATAAACCGACCGGGCAAATGGTCATGTTTGCAGGAGCAGATAAGCCAATCAGCTTAAAATCTTTCAACGTGCCATTCGGATATGTGAAGCTTTTAATACATGAAGAGTGCGACGAGATGGCAGGCGTGGAGCAGATGGATAACATAGAGGATACATTTCTGCGAGCAGATACACCAGCACTTGACATAAAAATCTTCAATCCTCCAAAGTCAAAAAATAACTTTATGAATGAGTACACTGAAGAATGTAAAAATAAGCCACAGACACGGATCTGTCACAGCTATTATTATAATGTCCCGGTGAAATGGTTAGGAAAACGATTCTTCGAACGTGCGGAGTGGTTTAGGATTCATAAACCATTATATTATAAAAATAACTACTTAGGAGAAGTTACTGGAACAGGCGGCGGCATTTTTGACAATTTAGAAATCCGTAAAATATCGGATGAAGAGTTAATGACATTCGATTTAATAAACCACGGCTTAGACTTCGGATATACCCACCCACAGGTTTTCAGTCAGAATTATTATGATTATGAGACGGACACACTTTACATTTTCGGCGAGGTTTATTCTAAAAAGTGCAAAAACTCTACCTTTGCCAGAAAGATAAAGAAGTTTATGAATGTGGAGATTATATGCGATTCTGCCAGGCCGGACGGAATAGCAGAGATGCAGGACTGGGGTTTTAATGCGATCGGGGCAAAGAAAAGATGGGGAAGTGGAAAAGGCAGGGATTACTGCTGGGAGTGGCTTCAGCGATGTAATAAGATCGTGATTGATCCGGAACGTTGCCCGAATACAGAAAGAGAGTTTGTAAAAGCAGAACATGAGCAGCTTCCAGATGGTTCATTTTCGGATGCATACCCGACCTTAGAAGAAGATACGATCATGGCAAACATTTATGCATTGAACAGGATTATCATGACCAGCCGAAGGAATGATGGTCTTTATGATGATGAGGAAGACGAGGAGGTAGATGATGAATAATATGAATAGCAAGCATTATGTCCTTGTAGATAAGAAATCAAGAGAAGTAATTGCGTGTATTTCAGATAATAGCAAAGATGATATTCTTCGGAAGGATGTTGACTTGAAAGTATACGAAGGTACAGAGCCAGTATTTACCGAGACAAATCACGGAATTTTTCTGAAAGATAATGCATTTACTATGATTTTATAGGTGATAACGTATGAACATATTAACAAGAGTAAAGGGGTTTGTCATGAAGTTTTTTAGAACAGATGCAGAAAAAGAATTTAATGTCGAGTTTATTACTTCTCCAGAGATTGAAAACTCACAGCAGAGATGGAATGATATCATTAATGGAAGTCCTTTTTGGTTAGATTCGAAAAACAAGGACATTAGGACAATAAATTTCGCAAAATTCATCTGCCAGTACACAGCAAAGAAAGCATGTATGGATTTATCAGTGAGCGTAACAGGTTCAGAGAGAGCTGATTTTATTAATAAGTGCATCAGGGCAATGGTTGACACTTCTATCAGAGACAAAGTCGAAGATATGCTCGGAGTTGGTGGTATAATTTTAAAACCAAACGGTTCAATGAACCCAGACAACATGATCGATTATATTATGCCGTGGGATTTCGCAATCACAGAAAAGACCAGCAACGGAGATATCAGAGGATGCATTTTTATTAATCGACTTTTAAAAGATAAAGTGTACTACTACCGGCTTGAATACCATCATTTCACGACCTCAAAAAATAAAGAGGGCGAAGAGATGAACGTGTACGAGATCCAGAACAGAGCGTTCAAGTCAAACAGCAGTAACTCACTTGGTAAAAAGATAGAACTGCATGACGTTCCAGAGTGGTCTTCAATTGAAGAAGTCGTTCATATTATGAACGTAGAAAAGCCACTGTTCGCCTATTTAAAAACACCATTTAACAATACGATCGACTACTCATCTCCTGAAGGTGTCTCGATTTTCTCAAATGCACTTATGGAGCTTAGAGATCTTGATATCGCCTGGAGTAAAAAGGGAAATGAGGTTGAGGATTCACAGCACATTACTTTCATTGATGAGAATGCGCTGACAAAACAGGGAAAAGGCGGCATCCGTGCCTCAACAGTAGAGCTTCCTCGGTTCGTTAAAGGATTGAAATTGGGGCTGGATTCAAAAAGTACGATTGATGAACATGTACCGACCATGCTCACTTCTGACAGAATCACAGACATTAACAGTGTTCTTTCTATGATCTCGACAAAATGCGGATTCTCACAAGGGCAGTTTATCCTTGACAGAAAATCTGGAAGATTGACAGCAACACAGGTTGAAAGTGACGATAATGAAACGGTAGAGACGATTAACGACATCCGGAAATGCATAAAGACAGCATTAAAAAATCTCATTTATGCAATCAATGTATTCTGCGACCTTTACGGAATCCCTGCCGGTTATGTGGATGCACTGGATGATGATGTACCGGACGAAGATATATTTTATTTTAAAGATTTGCTTGCAAGCTTCGAACAGGACAGATCAAGAGCATATAATTTAATGATTCAAGGTATTTATTCTAAGCGTAAATACCTTAAAGAATATGAGGGATTTAATGATGATGAAGTAGATGCCATGTTTGCAGAGAGAGCGCAGGAAGATGCGGAAAGGAACAGCGGTGGTCTGTTTGAAGAGGAATAAAATAATTAAAGGGATACCGGAGCTTTCAAAAAATGGTATTTTAAAAGGTGGATATATTATCCCTGAACCTGAACCGCCGGAGATGGTTCAAATAAAGCTTCAGAAAAAGACTGCGATAGAGACGATTAAGTTTTATTTAGAAAAGTGATAGAGAGGGATGCGTTAATATAAAATATAATAAAGTCATTGGAAGCTTTAATATTAAGCTTGATACTAAGCGAATAGATGAAAATTTAAGAAATGCGCAGAATGTCCTTGATGAGCAGGTTGTAAACGACATGAGAAAATACACACCTATGCAGCAGGGCGATTTGAGAAACAAGACGCAGATAAAAGAACCCGGATTAATTACAGTAGATACACCATATGCGCATTATCAGTATGTAGGCGAACTTTATTTAACTGAGGACGGTAGATCATGGGCAAACCGTGGAGAAAAGAAGTATCCGACAGGAACAGAATTAAAATATCACACACCTGGAACGGGAAAAAGATGGTTTGAAACTGCAAAAGAAAATCACGGTAAGCAGTGGATTGATCTTGTTAAAAGAGAGGTTGGGAAAGGATAATGCTTAAACCGGATTACTTTTACGGAAAAACTGATAAACTGGTTGAGATGTATCAGGATCTTGAAAATTGGATTATATCAGATATTGCAACACGATTGATAAAATCCGGTGAATTGTCAGGAACTTCCGACCGAGAATTGTGGAAACTCCAACAGATGGGACTGCATAACACAGAGATTGTAAAAAGAATATCTGAAATGTCTGGAAAATCAAGAAATGAGGTTCGCAGATTATTAAGGGATAGCGTTATGACATCATTCTCAGATGATAAGGAAGTCTTGACGCAGATATCAGCATCTGATATTATATCTCCGCTAAAAAATAATATGGCAATTCTGGCAATGAATGCAGAGTTAATAAAGACATCCGGTGAACTTGATAATTTGACAAAAACAACCATTAACCAGACACAGAAAGACTTGCTCAATATGCTGAATGAGGTTGATTATAGAGTTGCATCTGGAATGCAATCTTACAGCAGTGCAGTCTGTGAAATTCTGGATAGATATGCAGAATCTGGTGTTATGGTAGAATACCCTGCTGGAACGAAGCGTTCTCTTGAAGCGGCAGTGAGGTGTTGCATCGTCACATCTATGAATCAGACTGCGGCACAGGTGACGAACATTTATATTGTACAAAATAAAATAGAGTATGTTCTAGTATCAGCGCATCCAGGTGCCAGATATGATAAAAAGAATCCAACAGGTATTCCATCTCACGATCACTGGCAAGGCAAGGCATATAAAATAATTGGGAGCGAACCGGGATTTCCGAATCTTCTTGAAAGCACAGGTTATACCATAGACCCTAAAACCGGGACGGGAACTGTTGTAAATCTCTTAGGACTTCACGGATACAATTGCAGACATTCACATGGCCCGTGGCGAAAAGGCATGGTAAATAAGTACCTTGATGAAAACGGAAATGTGAATATAAATGCAGATGAAAGCCAAAAACTTTATGATTTGCAGCAGAAGCAGAGATTCCTTGAAAGAGAAATTCGTAAAACAAAGCGTGAAATTATGACCAAGAAACAGGAACTTGATATGATTGCCGAAACAGATGTAAAAGAGATCTTGCAACCTCAATATGATAAACTGGCATATAAACTGCGAATGCAGAATAAAAGGCTTCAATCATTCTGTAAGAATAACGATCTTCAATTGCAAGGCGATAGAACGAAGGTTTCTGGATTTAGTAAAAAACAGTCTGCGATTGCAAATGGACGAGCAACGGCTTATAAAAATAAAATCGAAAAAAATGGTACAACGAAAATGGAATAATATGTTATTATAATAATGTGTTAACCATACATACTTGGTTATCCACCTTTCTTTAATTAATGTAGTGGAACTCAAGCGAGACAACAACTCACCGTCATAGCCGGAAACTCCCCAAATGAGGTAAAGCAAATGAAAAACATTGTTACGTGCTTTACCAAAGAAGAAAAAGAGCATATAAAAGAATTGTGTGATTTCACACCGACAGAAGAAACGCTCTTTGATTTACGGAAGAAAGAAAAGTCTTTGGAAGAATGTGCAGAAATTATGCATGTTTCAACGAAGACAGCAGGACGTATCAACGTAAAAATGCAACATAAAATTCTTAGGGTAACTGGAAAACATTTTACATAATTTTCTCCTCATTAAAGGCATCCGTTAAGGGTGTCTTTTTTGTGTCCTTTTAATGGGGTTTTACTGGGGTGGTTCAATTGTGTTGTTAATAATAAAATAAAGATAGAAAGAGAGGTTTATTATGTACGAGTATCAGAGATATAACCAGTATTCTTATCCTCAATATCAACAACCACAACAGATTCAACAGCAATTCCCACAACAGATCATGCCGCAGCAAGCTGGACTTTGCGGAAGAATGGTTAATTCTGTTGAGGAAGTCACAGCGAATGACGTTCCCATGAATGCACCATTTGCCATTTTTCCGAAAGCAGATGGATCAGAGATATATATAAAATCGTGGAGTGCTAATGGCCTTATTCAAACAGTGACATATAAACCGCAGTTAGACGGAAAGCAGAACGAATTACCGAAAGAAGACACGGCAACATTGTTTGCCCCTATAATGGAGCGATTAGACCAAATAGAAGCTAAAATAACTCAGTCCCAGAGGACTACCAGAGCAAAGAAAGAGAGCGATTCTGAATGAATTTAATGCAGATGATCCAGTGCGGTGGAAACCCTAAGATGATATTAAGTCAAATGATGAGCAACTCTCAATTTTCAAATAATCCGATCATGAAAAATACATTCGACATGATGAACCGTGGAGACAATAAAGGGCTGGAACAACTTGCCAGAAATTTGTGCAAAGAAAAAGGTCTTAACCCGGAAGAAATCATGAGCCAGTTTAAACATTGATACTATTCTTGCAAGATTATGTATAAATAAATTTTATTAGGAGGAACACATATGTTTAATTCATCTCCAAGTTTAGCGGACATTGCCGCCGTTACTGGTGGAAACCGTAATGATGGTGCATGGGGCGATGGTGGTTGGTGGGTTCTCATTATCCTCTTTGCCTTGTTCGGTGGATGGGGCGGTTATGGATTCGGTGGTAATGGTGGTGGCGGTTATACCGCAACTGCGGCTACACAGGCTGATATCCAGAGAGGATTTGACAATTCAGCAGTCATAAGTAAGCTTGATGGCATTACAAATGGTCTTTGTGATGGCTTTTATGCAGTAAACAACGGAATGCTGACAGGATTTAACAGCATTCAGCAGGCAATTAATGCGGACACAGTAGCAGGAATGCAGAATGCAAATGCTATTCAGTCTCAGCTTGCAAATTGTTGCTGCGAAACTCGTGAAGCTATCCAGGGTGTAAACTTCAACATGGCGCAGAACACTTGCGCATTACAGAACACCATGAACAACAACACGAGAGATATTATCGACAGCCAGAATGCCGGAACAAGAGCGATACTTGACTACTTATGCCAGGATAAGATCGCAACGTTGCAGGCAGAAAATAATGATTTGAGACTTGCAGCATCACAGGATAGACAGAACGCACTTCTGACTACCGCTATGACAGCACAGACAAATCATATTATCAGTGCTGTTAATCCATCGCCAATCCCAGCATACCAGGTGCCAAACCCAAACACATACATTCCGTATGGATGCGGTTGTAACAATGGATGCGGATGTTAATTACAACTGAATAATTAAAGTATCTTAATCGACAAGATTATGTCTGCATAGCAGTATTACTTAAACACAAAGGGCAGACTTTAATGTTTGCCCTTATATTTTTGAAAGAGAGGAAAATATTATGTCAGAATTTACAGCCAATGCTTTACAGACTGTCCTGCAAGGAGAAGATGTCGCATTTACTGAGACACCGGTTTGCGGAACAAAATGTATCGTTCACAGACAGGGAAGCGGAGTAGTTAAATTAAGAGGAATCACAAACCAGTGCAAAGCAAGATTTCTTGTATCTTATAGCGGAAATATCCAGATCCCAACCGGTGGAACGGTGGAAGCTATTTCTCTTGCAATCGCAATTGACGGAGAGCCTTTACAGTCTACAAGAATGATTGTGACGCCTGCGGCAGTAGAAAACTTATTCAATGTATCTGCACAGGTTTATGTGGATGTTCCTTGTGGATGCTGCAGCACAATAGCGGTTCAGAATACATCTGGACAGTCTATCGAGGTTCAAAACAGTAATTTAATTGTAGTAAGGGAGGCCTAGTATATGCATATTGAAAGAATTCATAAAATGCTTGAATGCCTTGCTGAAAAATCCTTGTGTGAGATTGAAAAAGGGATTGAGAATGTCAATACAGAAGAAATGGGAGAAGTGATTGACATGATGAAGGATCTGTCAGAAGCTGAGTATTATGCCACAATTACTAAGGCAATGAACGAAGTGGACGAAGCAGACATCATGGAAAAGCTTTTAGAGTATGGGGATGATAAAAGATATTACGACCGGTATCGTTATGCTGATGGAAGATTCGCACCTAAGGGAAGAGGAAAACGAAGAGGATATGATGAGCCACCATATTATCACATGTACCCGGATGATTACCAAGATACAGAGCACATGAGAGATATGGATAAAAAAGATCTGAAAAGGATGTATACAGATACCGGAATGATGGGAGACAAATCATATCCGAGGGATTCAAGAGAGGGAAAAGCCGGTATTTCCAGACGTACTTATATGGAGACCAGAGAAAACCATCATGGAAATTCAGAAGAAGATAAAAAAGAGCGTGCAAAAGCAAGAAAAGATTATTTGCGAGATATGCAGATGGATATTACTGAAATGACATCAGATGCAGCTCCGGAAGAAAAGCAGATGTGGAGAAATGAATTACAGATGATGTTACAGAAAATCTAAGAGGTGAGCGCAGTGTTTAAAATCAATAATGTTGAATGGAATATTTTATATGTAAATCCTAATAGTGAATGCTTGATGCGTTCAGACGGAACAATTACACTTGGTGTTACAGATTGGAGCACACGAACAGTTTATTTGTCAAATGCATTAAGCGGAAGTCTGTTAGAGAGAGTTCTATCTCATGAGTTGGTACACTGCGCTTCATTTTCATATGACTGCCAAATTCCAATAGATGTAGAGGAAATCGTAGCTGATTTTCTTTCTCTTTATGGAAAAGAAGTCGTTAGCATAGCAGATGATATTTTGAATGGGGTAATTGAAAATGGATGTTATAAAGCAGTATGAGGACTATATAGGGCTTAAAAAAGAATACATTAAAAATCCTACATTGGAAAACAAAAATGCAATGATAGCCAAATTAGAAGAGTACGGAAAGTATATATACGACCAGTGCAACAGATTAAAAAAGGATTGCATTGTGGAAGAAGAAAAAGAAGTACTTAGAAGGTATTTTGGTGGGAAATAGCAAAAAGGGGTGGAGCAATCTGCCCTTTTTAAAATGGTACAAAAAGTTGTTTGAAATAGGTTAAAATATATATTGAAAAGAATATTAAAAGTACCGGACAGAAAAATGGATTCTGTTCGCTAACCTAGAATAGTTATGGGATGATGCATGGCACGTCCTATTTTGGGCGTGCTTTTTTATTTTTGGGAATTAATTCAGTGGAAGAAGACACGGCTTATATCCGGGTTGTCGAGGGTTCGATTCCTTCATTCCCAATTGCCAGCTATGGAGTAAATAGCAACTCAATCGTGCCGGACTGACCGGAGTAACAACTTGGAAAGAAAGAGGTAGAAACATGGTAAACGTAGCAAACGAATTAAAGAAACTCGGAATTGAAGTTTCAGACGAACAGAAAGAATCTCTTAAAAAGAGTATGGGTGAAGAGCTGTATTCCAAAGAAGAAATGGAAGACAAAGTTAAAAAAGCTTCATCAGAATCCGAACAGTGGAAAACCCGTGCAGAATCAGCAGAGAAAATGCTTGAAGGGTTGGATGGAAAAAGCCCGGAAGACATTTTAAAAGAGCGTGATGACTGGAAGAGACAGGCAGAGGATTCCAAAAAAGATTACGAAGCCAAAATCGCAGAGCATGAGAAGAATGAACTTTTGAAAGAAGCATTTGCGGAAATTGAGTTTACTTCTGAATCTGCAAAGAAAGCCATTATGGAAGACATTTCCAAAGGCGTAAGCGTGAGAAATGGAAAGCTGATAGGGTTCAGTGATCTTATTGAGGAAGCTAAAAAGACAGATGCAAATGCATTTGTAAATAAGCAGAATCAGCAGACTCCACATGCGTATTTCACAAAACCGAATGAAAACAATTCTGGTGGTGATAAGCCTACAACAAGAGAGAGCATTTTATCTATCAAAGATAGATCAGAACGTCAGAAAGCAATTGCCGAAAACATTTCTTTATTCCAACAGTAAAGGAGTTTTATATGAACAAAAACAGATTAACGATGAACACAAATTTGCAGTTCTTTGCAGCAAACGCAGGACTGATTACAACAGGAGACATTGATGTAACGGCAAGGGAAATTGATTTTGTTACATCTTTTGAAAGAAACTGGGAAGCTTTAAGAGAAATTCTTGGAATTTCAAGAGCAATTAGAAAACTGCCGGGAGTTGTTCTTAAAAGCAAATATGCAGAAGGAACGTTAGAGAGCGGAACGGTAGCAGAAGGTGATGTGATTCCAAGAACACATTACGCTGTAAAAGAAAAACCTTATGCAGAGATTACTCTTGAAAAATATGCAAAAGAAGTTTCTATCGAAGCTATCAAGGATCATGGATATGAAGCAGCTTGTGAAATGACAGATGAAGAGTTCCAGACAGACCTGCAGGATGGAATTACAACAAAATTCTACAACTATCTGAAAACTGGTACACTTACAAACACTGCAAAAACATTCCAGATGGCGGTAGCTAAAGCTATTGGATCTGTCAAGAATAAGTTCAAGTCAATGCACAAAACTGCTACAGGAGTTGCAGTGTTTGCAAATATCATGGATTTCTATGATTATCTTGGAGATTCAAACATTACTTTGCAGACAGCCTTTGGACTTACCTATATCAAGGGATTCCTCGGAGCAGACATTATGTTCCTTTGCTCTGACAACGAAATCCCAGCAGGAAAAATTCTGGCAACACCTGTAAACAACATCGTTGCTTATTATGTAGATCCATCTGACGGAGATTTTGAGAAAGCCGGTCTTTCTTACACTGTCAGCGGAGAAACAAATCTTATCGGATTTAAGGTAAAAGGCGATTACGATCGTGCAACCAGCGTAACTTATGCACTGTTAGGATTTGTACTTTTTGCAGAGTACATTGATGCGGTAGCTAACGTTTCGATCACACCGGGGGAATAGTTCCCACTACACAGGCGGTAAATGCTAGTGGGGAACTCACGGAAGAATACTTAAACTCTCTTACAGTTGCAGAAATTAAGGCACTGGCAGAGAGGAAAGGGTATTCACTGACCGCAACAAAGAAAGCTGATATTATCAGCGAAATCTTATCACAGCAATAAGGAGTGTGGAGCAATGTCATATGTAGATTTTGAATATTACCAAACTAAATATGGTGGAAGTTTGTTCGAAAGCGAAGAAGACTTTGCTCCATATGAAAGAAAAGCAGAAAGAAGAATCAATGCAATCACATCAAACAGGATTGTGTTTTATCCTCAGCCAGAATCAGAAGATGCATGGTGGGATAATATCAAAGATTGCACCTGCGAAATAGCTGAATTGCTAAAGAATGTATCTGAGTACTCCGCGGCAGTTAATAACTTTGGTGTTATTGCAAATGCGGACGGAACTGTAAAAGGGAAAATGATTAAGAGCATGACTTCTGGAAGTGAATCAGTATCTTATGATGCCGGAGCATCTTCTTCGACATTGGTAGAGATTGCAAAATCAGAAATGGCACTTAATAGTAAGTGCTACGATATTGCATCAAATTACCTAACCGGAATGGTTGATTCAAGGCATGAAAACCTTTTGTACATGGGAGTTTAGCTTATGGGAATCGGATATAAAGATGCCGTGGTTTTATATAACAGGCATTACAACGACACTTTAGAAACTGAATATTATTTCGGTACTCTATTTGAAAATGTAAGAATCGAGCTTACACAGGCAGAGAACATAAACAAATCTGGAATGAAAGATGCAGATAGTTTTCTTGTAAAAATCCCGAATGATGGCACATTGAATTATGCTAATCCACCAGACTGGGAGAACATGAGCGAAGAAGAAAAGATAAAGCATTTCACTTTAAGAAGTAATGATTTTGACTTCGTAGTGATTGCAAAAAAAAATGAACTTCTCATTGATAGGGAATTGCCGGTTGGATTAATTAATTCAGACGATTATCCAGGTAAATTCTTCCAGTACATGGTAAATGAAAAAGGGAATTGCTACAAAGTGAATACTATCGGTGTTTACAGCCTTATACCAAGGTTTGAGATTGGAGGTAAATGATTTGGATGAAAAGGCAAAAATAATGCTTGTATCAGATGCAGAAACGGCGCAAAGAGCTATTCTTGATATGATAAATAGTTATCCAAATTTTCCGCCCGGTTTCAAACCATCAAATTCAACAATCTTATGGAACAGCATAAAAGATACTCAGTCTATTGGAGTTTTTCCGGCGCAGGATCCTGTTTATTTGAAAAAATATGTCAGCGGTTCTTATGTCGGACAAATGACGTTCCAGATCGTATACAAAAGCAATCCAACAACAAACAAGGATAATATTGCAGCAAGCAATCTGCTTGAAAATATTGCAAAGTTCCTTGAAAGTGGAGAATTTACATTAAAAGATAAAAATTTTGATGCAGAACAAATCAACCGCACATCGGATGTATTTTGCGGTACAGCAGATGGAAAAACAACAGAATTAGTAATTAATATGCAGCTTAAATATTTTTATAAAAAATAGGAGGAATACTCATGGCAAAAGACAGAACTAACATGGTCTCACTTTTGGATATTGGAAGCCTTATGGGTGGAAAAAGTGAAAAGCTTGCTGAAATGGGTGATGGTTTCACAGAGCTTTCTGAAGACTGGGGACCTAACACAGAAAGCACACAGTACGTAAACATGAAAAATGCAAGCAACTCTGTAAAAGGGTATGCATTTTCAATGTCTCCAGAAAGAGAACATTTGTCAGATGAAATGCAGACAGTGTTTAATGATGTTTTTAAAAAACTTCCAACAGGAGATCAGTGCGAGACATATTATTATCGCTTCTTTAAAGCTGATATTACAAGCGGATCAGGAGATTGTATCCGTGTCCCAGTAACTGTATGTGCATCAAGCACTGGTGGAGCAGGTGGTGATATTTTAAAGTCTACAGTCCAGATTAATGGAAATGGAGATGTAGAACTTGGAACAATCACTATTGCTGGTGATGGATCGTTCACATGGGCACCTAAAGTAAGTGCTTTGGCTTTGGATGAAGATTACCCAATTGCATAGGTGTTAATTAAAAATTAGCATATGTGGGATGCCTACCTTTCCTTGGTGTCCCACATTAGGAAAGGATGTTAAAAATGGAAGAAATTAAATTAAGCAGTGGCATAAAAAAAATTGCAATAAAAGACGAAGACGGAGATCTTATTACAGTTATAACAGTAGATACAGCGAATGCAGACACAGCTAAGAAGTTTGCAGGTGTAATTGATAAATTAAATAATATATCTCAAAACTGTGAAAAAGAAGCCGTCGAATGGAGAAATAACCACAAAGACGATCTGAATGTGGATGATATGAATGTGGATGCAGCATTAGAACTGAACAGCATTCGTGTGAAATATCTTAATCTGATTACGGAAAGTATAGATGGGTTGTTTGGCGAAGATGCCATGAAACAGATTTACGGAGATATTGTCCCAGATGAACTTGCAATTGTGGAGTTTGTAGAGCAGGTTATCCCTGTTATGAATAAGCTTTTCAATAAACGTTTTGAACAGGTGCAGAACAGATACAATGTAAGAAGACGTGGGGCAAAATAATGAACAATGTCATGCTGGACAATTTGCCTACTGAATGGAACGGATACAAAGTAAATACCGATTTCCGCATAGGTATGCAGATTTATATTTTGCAATATGACAAAGAAATGAATGAGTATGAGAAAACAACTTCTATTCTTTATCTTATGTTCTCTGATAAATACGGAGAACTTAGAGACCATCCACAGCACAATGAGTTAAATGAATGTATTTCCTGGTATTTAAACGGATGGTATCACGACAATACCGGCAGTAGTAAAAATACAAAGCGTTTTATTGACTATGATGTAGATCAATGGAGAATATATGCAGATTTTTTGCAGATATACGGTATTGATTTGTCCGTAGCAGATATGCACTGGTGGAAATTTAATGGCTTGATCTGGAATATGCCAAGAAGATTATCTTCTCTCATGGAGGTAATTGAGATCCGACAGAAGAAGATTGAAAAGAACATGAGTTCCAAGGAAAAAGACGCAATCAGAAACGCACAAAATAGATATGCTTTGGAACAGCCAGAAAAAGAGTATACCAGCGAAGAAAAAGAAAAGATAGATGATTATGATCGTATGATGGAAGAAATAAGAAAGCAGAAAGAAACAGAACAGGAAGCATTGAAGCAGTTTAAGAAATGAGGTTTTTAGCATGGCTGAATATGATGGTGAAATCAGAATCAAAACATTAATTGTAAATGGAGAAGCATCAAGTAAGCTCATGCAGATGGAATCACAGTTTCAGAAGCTTGCAAGAGAAGCTGATAAGTTATCCAAGACACTGAAAGATCTGGCAAGTCAGAAGATTCCAACAGAGGAATATAAGGCTGTGCAGATGCAGATAGAAAAAGATACTGCTTCTCTTGATAAACTTCTTGCCAGAATGGATAAATTCTTAGAAACAGGTGGAAGCAGTAAAAGCACAACCTTTAAAAGAATGCAATACGAAGTTGAGGAATTAACAAACTCAATTAAATATGCAAAAGGCGAGCTTGCCGCAATGGAATCTTCCGGAACTGCTTTTATAGATCCTACAACTACAGAAGAATATAGCAAAGTATCTGAAAAGCTTCTTGATGTACAGAGCAAACAGGAAGTCCTTAATCAGAAGATGAGAGAAACAGCTGCTAATGAGAAAACTATTGGTGCTGGTGCGAAAGACATTGAAAAAGTAGGAAAATCAGCAAAAAAATCCTCTGGCTTAATATCTGACATGGCGAAACGAATAAAGCAGACCGTAGTTAGTTTTGCAATATTCGGTGCGGTTATGAAAGTATCTCAGACCATATCCAAGGCATTTACAGAAGGTATACAGAACATGGCGAAGTATTCTTCTGAATTTAACGGAAAAATGTCTGAAATGGCAAGTGCTACGGCTACATTGAAAAATTCTATTGGAGCATTGACAGCGCCTATCATATCTGCATTGACACCAGCAATCGTAACTTTATGCACATGGCTTACAAATGCCATTAATGCCATGAATAGATTTATTGCGGCTATAAGCGGAAAAAGCACTTGGACAAAGGCAAAGAAGCAGCAGGTAGACTATGCGGCATCTCTTGATAAAACAGCCGGTTCTGCCAAAAAAGCAGCTGGAGCATTGGCGGCTTTTGATGACTTGAATGTATTGCAGAAAAATGATTCTGGAAGCGGTAGTGGTGGAACTGGTAGTGGTGGATCTGATTTATATGAAGAAGTTCCTACTGGAAAAGAATTATCAGATAAAATCCAGCCATTTATAGATTATTTAAAAAAATTAAAAGTTTCTATTAAAAATGGATGGGATGAAACCTGGAGCAATTTAGATATTCCTTTACAATTTGATAATATTAAATCCAGTATAGAAAGCATAAAGAATTCATTTTTAAATATTTTTTCAGATAGTGAAGTTTCTGCATCTGTTGATAATTTTGCTATGACTTTTTCAAGGTCACTTGGAAGCATTTCGGCATCTGTAGTAAGCATAGGTGCTACCATAGCAGAAAATCTTCTTGGTGGGATATCTATTTATCTTGAAAGTAATTCTGAAAATATAAAAAATTATATTATCGACATGTTTGATATAGCATCTGATATTTCAGTGTTGGCATCACAAGGGGCAGATGCATTCGCAAATGTATTTTCTGTATTTGGGGATGAAAACGGACAGCAGATCACAGCAAACCTGATTCAGATTTTTTCGGATGCATTCATGATGGTTACGGAGAATGCGGCAAAATTTGGAAAAGATATTATCGATTGCATCGTGACACCTTTTGTAGAAAATCAGGATGCTTTAAAAGATGCTTTGGATGGACTTCTTGGTGTGATTGCGGATTTGACAACGACTATATCAGACGGCGTGCAGCATGTGACCGATAAAATCACAGAATTGTACGATGAACATATTCATCCGTTTATCGAAAATGTAAAAAATGGAATGTCAGAATTAATAGAAAAATTTCTTGAATTTTGGAACACTTATGTGCAGCCTATTTTACAGAATCTGGCGTTAATGTTTGAGGATACCTATGAAAATCATTTAAAGCCTGTGTTTGATAATATTTTCGAAATAATGGGAATCGTGATAGACATACTGAACGATTTATGGACAAATATTTTACAGCCGATTATTGCATGGATTATTGAAAATGTGCTTCCGGTAATTCTGCCGATTATTAAAACCCTGAGCCAGAATATAAAAGACAGCGTCGATTTTATTTTAGATCTGATCAATTTTTTGCTGGCAGGGGTAAAACTTGTATTCGCCGCAATTCATGCATTACTTACGAAAGACACAGACAAAGCATTACGCCAGACAGAAAAATCGGTAAAAGATTTTGTGAACAGTGTTATCCAGATGTTTGAAAATATGGTAAACCGTGTTATTAATGGTATCAATTCATTAATTTCTGGCTTTAACAGCATTGGATTTGATTTACCTGATTTTTTGGGTGGCGGATCATGGCATCCAAGTATTCCGACAATTCCTACTGTAAATCTGCCTCGTCTTGCCAACGGTGGCGTAACAACCGGAAGGACACTTGCAGAAATCGGAGAAGCCGGAAGAGAAGCTGTCCTGCCGCTTGAAAATAACACTGGCTGGATGGACGACCTCGCATCAAAGCTTGCAAGCAAAATGCCGGACTATAGCGGTGCTAAGACAGTAGTACTTTCGGTGGATGGTAAAGAGTTCGCAAGAATCAATCTGCCATATTTGCAGGATGAAGAAATAAGACTTGGGATAGCGGAGGGATAAGATGGTACATAAGTATACACAAGGACTTATCATTGATGGAATTACATATAATATCCCTCTGGTGTCTATCCAGAGGACACTGGACTTTCTGGAAAAGTATGCAGAGAGGACAGAGGACGGCGACATTAAAATCGAGAGCATCGGACTTTATAAGAATTATACAATCTCAATTGGAACGATCGATGATGCAGAAATGTATGACAGGCTGATAGATCATATCACGGATTGCGATAACAGATTCCATCATGTATTACTACCGGATGCTAGTAAGCAGTTTGATTTTTATGGGTATTTTTCCTCTATTAAAGATGAAGTGGAAAAGGTACTGGACAACGGAGCGCAGTATAAAGGATTGTCTTGGAAAATGACGAGCAAGAAACCATCAAGGACACCGTAAGGGGGCATTTATGAGAACATATTGCAGGGCAGAAATGAAATTTATAGATGTTACCGCACTTGCGGATGCTTCGGTCACGACAGATGATAACCAGGGCATAGGTTCAATAGAGTTATTTGCAGAACAGACGGAACAGAAAAGTTATGGGACTTTTGAACTGAACCAATTTGTGCTAGATGGAAGTAAAAGCGTATTGACGGAAAATCCGAAAGACATTGCATTTTGGAATGATGCGTTATCGAAGGAAGATTGTACTTTTGAAACAGATCCTAAGATTACAGTCACGTTCCAAGAGCATCACACGTCCGCAGCGATCACACTTTATTTTGAAGATGAGCCACCAGCAGAGTTGAAAATCACATGGTATACAATCGCCGGTACAAAATTAATCACAGAGACATTTTACCCGGACAGCCTTATTTATGTTTGCAATAATCATGTGCAGAATTACGGAAAAATCGAGATTGAATTTGTAAGAACAAGCTTTCCACAGAGATATATTAAGCTTCAGTACATTTTATACGGAAAATATATCGTATGGGATAAGGATATGATCCAGACAGCCAAGGTGCAGGAAGACATTGATGTGACCTCTGCAACCTTGTCTATCAACGAAGCGGATATTTCAATTGTTGATATGAATAATGACTTTGACGCAGAAAACGAAAACGGAGTATGGAAGAGTGTGCAGAAAACGCAGGAAGTCACATTGTCAGAGTTTAATAACGGAAACATGATTCCTATGGGAGCATTCTTTATCGACGATTTTTCTTTTTCAAAGAATATTGCAAAATTTAAGTTGATTGATGTAGTTGGGTTATTAGATAAGTATACATTTTATGACGGACAGGTATATAACAATGTCCGTGCAGAAGTGATACTGAATGCGATATTTGCCACTGCCGGTATCAAAAAATATACGATTGATGAAGAAGTCGGTAACATACTTTTAAGTGGATATTTAGCCATCCAGACGTGCCGTAAGGCATTGCAACAGGTATGCTTTGCGTGTGGTGCGGTAGCAGATGACAGCCGGAGCGATACCATCAAGGTTTATAAGCCAGACAGATATGTGAAATCCACTGTCGGGACGGATCGCAAATTTAATGGAAATACGAAAGTATCTCTTGAAAAATATATCTCTGGTGTGAATATTGAGATGAAAAACTATGCATTGGAAGAAAAAAACTCAGACATTTATAAGAAAACATTGCCGGCCGGAGATACCAAGATCACATTCTCAAGTCCATATCTTCCATCGTCCATCACGGCAAGTGTCGGCACTCTGAAAGAAGTAAAAACAAATTATCTCATCATTAACATGCCGGATGCCGGACAGTGCCAGATCACAGGTATTAAATATGCAAATACCACTTTTTCTTATGAGAAACATGTGGATAAAATCGAAGCTGGAGAGACAGAAAATATAAAGAAGTACAGTGGATGCACCATTTATAATGCTGATATATTACCTGATATCGCCGCTTATCTTTTGGATTATCATGCCTTGAGAAAAAAGGTGGGAATGAAGTACCTGATTGATTTAGAGCAGGTAGGAAATTGGGCGAATATAAATTCCATCGGTGGCAAGACATCGACAACATTGATTGAAAGCCAGACGCTTGATTTGACCGGTGGATTTATCGCAACGGCAACGTGCAGGGGGTATTCAGTAGTTGTTACGGAAAATTACTTCGCCGGAGTTGAATTATATACGGGAGGAGATGTACTGATCTGATGAATTACAATCCAATTAATCCTTATTATGACGAGCTTAGAAAAGAAAATCTAAAGCTCACAAAGGAAAACAAAGCTTTAAAAGAAGAAAATGAGCGTCTGAAAAGTGAGGTGGTTGCTTATGCTGGTGTGGATGCAGACAGTGACGGACCGGTCACAGAGTGATGTGGATCGTGTGTTTGAGTTGTTGCAGAAAGGATGGGATAATTTCAATGTAGACGAAAAAACAGAATGGCTTGCCGGGATGAAAGGCGCACTGAATCGATCAGATATGCAGAGAATCCAGAATAACACAAAGTTATTATCAGATGTGCTGGAACTTAATCTTACGGTTGCAGACGTTCCAGAACATCCAAATGAGACATTTTTAATGTCAGTCATAAATAACACAGAGGTTATCAGAAATGCGTACATGATTCATGGAGACACGCCGCAGACACCGAGTATGCCAGTCAATACATACCAGAAGATGAATGATATAGAGAAAATATTAGATGATGTGTATGGCATTTTACTTAACAACTTCAATTATTACTGTGGATCAGAGATATATGCCGGAGATGATACCGGACTATTATTATAGGAAGAGAGGACGTATTATGGGATTTACAAAGAAAACATGGAAAAATCGAATTGCAGAGTATATTAACCGCAGACTGATTACGATGGAAGATGGCAGCACAAGTCTTGTGACAGTTGCAAGGGATGAAGGAACAATCTCGCAGGAGGGTGATGCTTTTAATGCTGCAAACATGAATGATCTGGAAGATAGAATTGAGGCGGGGTTCGCGGATGTATCCCAGAGTTTAGCTAACAAAATTCCAGACTACGCACATTTTGACACTCTCGGAACACCAATAACTGGTTATGCAACTTATAACATAAGTAAAGATGGTTTTTTTCAACTTCATGGTGCAACGCTTAGTACTCCAACTTCAATCTTTTATAGAATATGGATTAATAACAATATTGTTGAAGAGGGATATAAACCAAATGGATCATATGCATATTATACATCCACTTTATTCCCGGTATTAAAAAATGATATTGTTAAAGTTGAGGTAGATACAAACGTAGCAGGTGTTAATTATGTAGCTAAGCTATACCATACCAGATAAATTGTTTTTATTCTAATATATAATATTGTTAAAAATGTCATTTATAATGTCAAATTTAGATTGTGTTTGGACTATATGCATATACATCAGCATAACCACCGGCACTTGCAACATGTGTTGTAATAACATCCCCTGCAAAAGCTCTTACACAACCACTTATTTCTATGACACTATTCGGTGTTCTAGTTACAAGATCGCCAACTTTAATTCCATTTATTGAAAAACTTGCACCCGATAGTGCTACATTTGTTGTTTTAAGTGTATAAACTAATAAATAATCTTTAGTTAAAGGCACACCGCCATTAACTAGAATACCTTTTGTTCCTTTAGCTGGATTTTTTAACTGAGTTAAACTCTGGTTATGCGAAGTAAAATGGAACAAAAAATTATTCTGAAATATTATAATTGAATTATACAAAAGAAAGGAAGATGATCCAATGGAGATGTTAAAAGAAACGTACACGATTGCTTTGCCTATCGTTCTGACAGCATTTATGGGATACATAGTGTGGCTTTTGAAAAATCAGAAGTCCGACAGAGATGCGAATAGCAGAGGAACAATGCTTTTGCTTCGTGTGCAAATGATTGAGTACCATAATAAATACATGGCTCTCAAAGAAATTCCATCCTATGCCTACCAGAATTTTATGGAAATGTACGATGCCTATCATGCGTTGGGCGGAAATGGAATGGTCACAAAGATGAAAAATGAGATTGAAGAGCTTCATCTGAAGCAGAAAGAGAGGATTTAAACATGACAGATTTAGGATTTTTAACAGAATTTATGGTGCCGGTAATCGTAGGCATTTGCCTTTGTGTAGGCTATGTCGTAAAGAAGTGGATCAAGGATGTTGATAATAAATACATCCCTACCATTTGTGCGGTATTAGGTGTGCTTTTAGCCATTTGGATTAACAGATGGACAGTTACAGCACCTATTTTATTAAGTGGATTATTCAGCGGTCTGGCAAGCACAGGACTGCACCAGTTATTTAAGCAGTATATTGAAAAGAAGGAGAAATAAAAGAATGGTTATTAACGTACATGCCGGACACAACCCGGACGGAAAAGTAGCATGTGGAGCTATCGGAATCATCCGTGAATCCACAGAAGCAAGAAATGTAAAAAATGAGGTTATCAGACAGTTGAAAGGCCTCGGACATACAGTGTATGACTGCACTGTAGAGAACGGGACAAGCGCAAACAATGTGCTTTGCAACATCGTAGGAAAATGCAATGCTCATGCGGCAGATCTTGATGTGTCCATTCACTTCAATACAGGTGCGAAGGATATGTCTGGAAACGGACGGACAACAGGTGTAGAAGCATATATTTATAGTGATAATAGCAAAGCAAAACCATTTGCAGAGAAAATTGTGAAAGCAATTGCAGCACTTGGATTTAAAAATCGTGGTGTGAAGATTAACAAAAAGCTTTACGTGCTCAATCACACAAAAGCACCTGCGATGCTGATTGAATGTTGCTTCGTGGATGATAAAGACGATGTAGCACTGTATGACTTTAAGAGCATGGCAAGTGCAATTGTTTACGGAATTACCGGACAGCAGTACATTGAACCATCCAATAACACATCCGATGATGATGCTGCAACTTCTGGATCAGAGACAAGTGTAGGTGATAAAGATTCTATTTATCGTGTACAGGTCGGAGCGTATCGCAATAAAGCAAATGCTATTGCCTTGCAGGAAAAATTGAAATCGGCAGGATTTGACGCTGCGATTGTAAAAGCGTAAAATAAAGGGCGGTTAGAATTTCTAATCGCCCTTTATAATAGACTTGTACTAATTAATGTTAACCTCTAGGAAATAGTTATTTAGTACAAGTCCTAGATATAAAATATAAAGCCAGTAATTTCAAAGGCTTCATTCAAATAAATTTCTTTTATTATTCTATGCCA